AAGCCGTGCTGCAGCTCTCGCAGACCGCCCCGCAGATCTATGACTTGCCGCATCTTCACAGGCAGATGATCGAGACCCTTGGGGTCAAGAACGCCGACAAGATCATCCCGCTGCCGGACGATGCCAAACCCGTAGACCCTGTCACCGAGAACATGAATATCTTGACGGGTAAACCTGTCAAAGCGTTCTTGTATCAGGACCACGAGGCACATATCCAAGTTCATATGTCGGCTATGCAAGATCCAAAGATCATGCAGATCGTGGGGCAAAACCCTATGGCGCAGCAACTCATGGGCGCTGCTCAGGCGCACTTGATGGAGCACATTGCGTTTCAGTATCGCAAGGAGATTGAGAAGCAGCTTGGTGCTGCATTGCCCCCTGCTCCGGATAAGGACAAGGACGAAAATTACCTGCCTGAAGAAGCAGAAGTACAAGTGTCGCGCCTTTCGTCCATCGCTGCCGCCAAACTGCTTCAAAAAGACATTGCAGAAGCGCAAGCTCAACAGGCCCAGCAGCAACAGCAAGACCCTGTTATTCAGATGCAGCAGCAGGAACTCCAGCTTCGTGCTCAGGAGCTTCAGATCAAACAGCAGCAGATGCAGGCCGATGTGCAGCTTAAGCAGGCCGAACTGCAGCGCAAGCAGCAAGAAATGCAGATCATGGCGGCTACCAAGGCCGACGAACTTGAACTGCGTAAACAAGAAATCACTAACCGTACGCAGGTTGACGCTGCGCGACTCGGTGTGGATATCCAGAAGCATAAGACCAGCTTGTCTGCCAAGCAGCAGGAGGCGGGGATGCGTATGGGCATCGACATCGCAAAAACTAGAGATTCGGCATCACGTGCCGCAAACCAGCCGAGGGGCGTAAAAAAGGAGAGTTAAATGAGTTATTCCAACGCTCTGGAATACTTGGACGCAAAACTCCAAGAAGAGCGCATTTTGATCGTTGAAGCCGTTGTGCAGGGCAAACTGGACGAGGGCGAATACAAACGACTTTGCGGGGCTTTACAGGGTCTTGAACTCGCAAAGAATCACATCAAAGACCTTGCAAAACGCTTGGAGCGCGATGATGAGCAACATTGATATTGAAGCGACTAAAGAGCAAGTAGAGAAGGCAAAGCTTCTCCCTGAGCCAAAAGGGTACCGAATCCTCTGCGCAGTGCCGCAGGTGGAGGAGGAGTTTGAAGGTGGCCTGATCAAGGCTGAGGACACTAAGAAGGTCGAGGAGCAGACAACTGTTGTCCTGTTCGTCGTCAAGATGGGTGACCTTTGCTATGCCGATAAGGAGCGGTTCCCGACCGGGCCGTGGTGTAAGGAGGGGGACTTCGTGCTGACACGACCCTATTCCGGCACCCGCGTGGTCATCCACGGACGTGAGTTCCGCGTTATTCACGACGACACGGTGGAAGCGGTGGTCCAAGACCCCCGTGGCATCCGTCGCGCATAAGGAGTTGTTTTTATGCAACAAGAAGAATTTAAGTTCCCCGACGAGATCCCTGCCGATAAGGCAGAAGCAGAACCCGAGTTTGAGGTCAAGATCGAGGACGATACCCCGCCAGAGGATAGGGGCCGTAAGCCTCTCCCGAAGGAGATCGTAGACGAACTTGACAAGGACGACCTTGAGGAGTACTCCGAAAAGGTCAAGAAGCGCCTTGGGCAGATGAAGAAGGTCTGGCACGACGAGCGTCGTGCTAAAGAGGCTGTTTCCCGTGAAAAGGAAGAGGCCCTTAAGTTCGCTCAGGCCCAGATGGAAGAGAACCGCCGCCTGAAGCAGCGTCTTGGGACGGGCGAAAAAGCCTACATCCAAGAGGTTACCAAGGCCGCTACCAACGAGCTGAACACTGCCAAGGACCGCCTGAAGCAGGCGTATGACTCCGGGGACTCTGAAAAAATTACCGATGCGCAGGAAGCCCTGACGGACGCCAAACTCCGCCTTAAGGATTACGAGCGCTTCCAGCCCTCTTTACAAAACCCAGAATTGAGTGTACAACAAACTAAACAAGCACAGGCACCACAGGTTCCCGATGCTCCCACGCTGGACCCCAAAGCCGAGGCATGGAAGCAAAAGAACTCTTGGTTTGGTGTAGACGAGGAGATGACCGCCCTCGCCCTAGGTTTGCATGCGAAACTTGAAAGGTCCGGTGTTGATCTGCGTAGTGATGATTACTACTTACAAATTGACTCGACAATGAGGAAGCGCTTCCCTGACTACTTTGACGAGGAAGAGCCTACTCAAACGAAGCAGGAAGAAAAGCCTGTTCGCACAAAGCAAGCCAATGTAGTGGCTCCAGTAACGCGGGGAACCGCGCCGCGTCAGGTCCGCCTGACATCGTCTCAAGTTGCGCTTGCCAAGAAGCTTGGCATCAGCAATGAGCAGTACGCACGTGAAATCATGAAATTGGAGAATAACAATGGCTGAGAACAGACTTACTCGTGAACTCGAAAACCGAGAATCCGCACAGCGCAAGACCTCTTGGACCCCGCCGCAGGTGCTTCCTTCACCCAAGGAGCAGCCGGGTTGGGTATTCAGGTGGATCCGGACCAGTTTGATGGGCACATCAGACCCAACGAATACGTCCTCCAAGTTCCGTGAAGGTTGGGAGCCTTGCAAGGCCGAAGACCACCCGGAGCTGATGTTACAGGCTGATCCGAACTCCCGCTTCAAGGGAAATGTCGAGATCGGCGGGCTGTTGTTGTGCAAGGCCCCTGAAGAGATGATGAAGCAACGAGATAATTTTTATCTCAAGCAGGCTCAGGCTCAGATGGACGCCGTTGACAACAACTTTATGCGCCAGAACGACGCCCGTATGCCGCTCTTCAATGAGAAGCGTACGACCACTTCGTTCGGGCGTGGCGGTAAATAAATTCATCTTTTAGGAGTATCAAATGGCTTACCCCACTGTTGATGCCCCTTACGGACTTAAGCCGGTCAATTTGGTCGGCGGCCTTCCGTTTGCGGGTGCTACTCGACAGATCGCGATTGGGAACAACTACGGCACTGCCATGTATAACGGCGATGTCGTGCAGTTGAACTCGTCGGGAAATGTCATCATCACGACCCTTCAGAACCAGTCGAGCAACTCGGTTGCTGGTGTGATTGGCGTGTTCCTTGGCTGTGCTTACACGAACCCGGCTACGAAGCAGAAGCTCTTCTCGCAGTACTACCCCGGTAGTATTGCGGCTGACGACATCACGGCGTATGTCTCGGATGATCCGAACGCGCTGTACCGTGTCGTCAACGTGACCAGCAACGTGGCGGATAGTTCGACGGGCGGTCTTCTCCCGGCGTTCATCAGCCGTGCCAACTCGTTTGGCACCAATGCGGAGCTCGTTCTCAACACGGGTTCCTCGACGACTGGCAACAGCCGTATGGGCGTCTTTATCAACAACGTGACGACTGCATTGCCGCTTCGCGTGATTGATATCGTCCCCGATTCGGTTAACACCAGCGGCAACTTTGTTGAGTTCATCGTGAAGTTCAACGCGACTTACCACGCGTACAACAACACGGTCGGCACCTAATAGGGAGTTCTAAGAAATGGCTATTTCACGCGCACAACTTCTTAAGGAGCTGCTGCCCGGCCTGAACGCCCTGTTCGGTCTGGAGTACAAGCAGTATGGTGAGGAGCACAAGGAGATCTACGAGACTGAGACCTCCGAGCGTTCCTTTGAAGAAGAGACGAAGCTGAGCGGGTTCTCCGCTGCCCCGGTCAAGCCCGAGGGTCAGGCCATTGCGTACGATAATGCGCAGGAAGCTTGGACGGCTCGTTACAACCACGAGACGATTGCTCTCGGTTTCTCCATCACGGAAGAGGCTGTTGAGGACAATCTGTACGACTCGCTCAGCAAGCGCTACACCAAGGGCCTTGCCCGCGCTATGGCGTACACGAAGCAGGTCAAGGCTGCTTCGGTCCTGAACAACGCTTTTGCTGCCGGTGTGACCGGTGGTGACGGCGTGTCGCTCTGCAATGCGAACCATCCGCTCGTTTCGGGCGGCGTCAACAGCAACCGTCTGACCGCTTCGGACCTCAACGAGACTTCGCTTGAGGCTGCAGTGATCCAGATCGCTGGTTGGACTGACGAACGTGGTCTGCTCATTGCGGCGAAGCCGCGTAAGCT